TCCTTAAATGTTTTCCGTAATGCCGAAGTATTACCACGAACGAAATTCATGCCTTCCGGCCATGCTTGTATGCAGGCCGGAGTGGGCCAGGGCGGTGCCCTGTCCCTTTTTGATCCATTTCTGTTTCCTGAAGTAGAAACACATCCTGACATTACCAAAATTGGTAAGTTGCCCGTTTTATCGGCTGAACTTAACAATTGGCGTACTGTCGAGTATGCTTCTTCATATCTAAAGTGTTTGGATAACTTCAAGATTTCCCATACAGAAGATGGATCTCCCTATGTTCCTGCTCTGGATGTCAAGGTTCAAGCTATACCTGAACCTGGTAAGTTCCGTATCATCACCAAGGGTGATGGTTATTTATATACGGCACTCCAGCCATTGCAGGGGGTTATGTTGTCCTGTTGGAAGAAACATTACGCAAGTACCATGTTGCATGATGATCTTACTGATCGGATAAATGAAATTTACCAGAATTGTAAGAATGACTTTACTCTTTGGTTTAGTGTTGACTATGAAGCCGCGACTGACCTACTCAAACGAGACGCCACGATGGCAGCTTTTAAGGAGCTGCATGGTGTCGATGACGATGAGTTGGGAGTTTGTTCTATGCTTTATGGTAGAGCGTTTTACCCAAGGGAGGGGGATCCGAAGAAGACGGATCCGGTGCCACAGGTTATAGTAGAGGGTCAATTGATGGGTCATCCATTGTCCTTTCCACTACTCTGTGTCATCAATTTAGCTGTTGCTAAGCACGCCTGCAAGCTGTGGTATGCTGCAGGACCTCGTACGCGGGACCGTAAGCGTCAGGCCGCCCTCATTTATCGAAATTGCTTGATTAATGGAGACGACATGATTCTCATGGGACCAAACGACTTCTATCCTTTCTTTAAGATAGCATCGGAAGATGCGGGTTTTAAGTTATCTGATGGTAAAAACTACATCAGTAGTCACACTGTGATGATGAATTCACAGGTCTTCACTCTCCGTGATGGAGTTATGAAGAAGTGTGGATACTTAAACCAGAAGTTGTTTGCGCGCAAGGGTGCTGTGCAAAAGACCGGTGAGTCGAACGCGACTCCTACGCAGATTTCCAGGGAGCTCTCCCGTATGGTGAGCTTGTGCCCTTGGACTAACTGTGTGGTTCCAGCAGTTTTGAGCCGTTGGCAGAAACATTGGTTTGGGAAGGGATTCCAACCCAACTGGTATCTGCCTGTTCATTTAGGTGGTTTTGGACTAGATCCTCGATTTGGTCCTGCCGAGTTTGTTATTACTCGCGAGCAACGAAAGTTTGCAGCCCGTTTTATAAACGATCCTAAAATGGCTCTTTATCGCATGCCTGGTTTTTCTATTCCAGTGGCGAAATATGCTGGTGCCGTAGCTAAGTGGAGAATGGTAC